ATTTCTTTTCTTTTTTTCCTTTGCTTTCCTTTCATTCTTCGCCCTCATCTCATCCAATGCAAGACTTCCCTTTAGGAGAGTATTAACATCAATTAATGTACTCGCAATAACACCAATCTTCTGAACAGATTCTTCCGAAACTGTATGTGCTTTAGAAGAACTAGGTAAAAGTTTTTTGGTATCTATCTTTGCCATTATCTACTAATCCCCAATACCTTTACTTTCTGTGGAGATAACTTTGCAGAAGCACTAAATTGAGGAACCTTTCCACCTGCACTGGCAGTAGAGTATCCACCTCCACCACCTTGTGATGCTGATTGAGCTTGTTGATAAGCAACTGTTGTTGTAGGTGGAGTAGGAGCACCTGGAGTTGATGTTCCTGTCTGATTAGATGATATTTGTGCAGATCTTGTGTCTTCTGCTGCTTTAATATCTGCCATTACTTTTTCTGGATTTGCAAATGCCAACCCAGTTTTCATATCTAATTTGATTGCTGCATCCCTCTTTGCATCTGTTGCTTTATATGCCGCACTCGAATTAAGAATAGGATAGAGTGTTTCATTTGGCATGTCTACAAGTCGTCCTCTATCATTCATACGTTCCATAACATCAATAATATTAGTCTTTTCATAACCAGGAACTTTATTAATCTTACTCATGAGTTCCTTCTGATGTGCCATTAAATCATCAACACCAATAGAACCACTAATTTCTTTATAATCTTCCTTATCCTCTATTACCCTACCACCTTGTGTTTTGTAACTAGATACAAATTTTTCATCACTATAAACATACATATCTGGTCTTACTTGACCCATTCTATATCCAGTTGTTCCAAAATGAGATTTATCAGCTGTTTCATAACTACCTTTCTTAACTTGACCACCACCATTATACCCACGAACCAAAGGAGTTTGAGGCATTGCAATACCACCACCACTAAATCCAGCAAATGCAGGTGCTGCTTGCTTTTTACTAGTTCCAGAAACTGGTGTTGGTTGATTTGTACCACCAGCAGCAGCATTCATACCCTCTAATGTATTAACACCATATTGTTCTACAGCACCCTTGGACATAACAAACTCACCAGGAGTTAGCATTGCAGGAACTGTATCAGTATTACCAGTTCCAGGAACTTCTCCACCCTTATTCATTTTAGCAGGATTTTCAGAAACTCCAGGAGTTTGTTGTGTTCCAGGCTCAGGTGCATCACCCACATCATCTTCTGGTTTTAAATCTTCACTTATGTCTTTCTTATCTTGCTTATCCGCAAGTTTTTCTGCTTTCGCTGCTTCTTTCTCACCCTTTGCTGCTTCCTTATTAACATCCTTCGTAAATCCAAACAAAGATTTTATTGAATTTACAATCTTTGGAATAAACCCTACTACCAATGCAGTTATTCCTATAATAATTCCCGTTGGTCCTAACATAGACCCCGCAAATAATAATAGACCAGTTAGTATTGCAGGCCACCAATCCTTAATGAATCTAAAAAGACTAGAAACTTTCTTTGCATTAGAAGGATCACTAAACCAATTCATAAACATCATTATTGCCTTGGCAGCAAAGAATTTAATAATCCACTCCTTAATACTATTAAAACCTTTTTTAACAGGTGCAAGCATTTTCTCACCTGTCTTTTTAAGACCTTCACCTACACCACCACTCTCTCTACCACTCTCTTTAGCATCTCTCTTATCTTGTTCAGCATCTATATCATCATCATCTTTTTGACCTTTATCCAAGTCCTGCTGTTTTATTAATGTATCATGAATAGACTTAACCGAATCAACAATAGTCTGTATACTACTTTCCAATGGATTAGTAACAGGATCTAAACTCTTAAGTTTTTCTGCTAGATCTGACCGTTGTGATTTTAATATATTTTTAATCAGTGTAATCTTTTTAGAATTATTTTTTGTTCTTTTCTCTACACCAAGAATCTTTCTAATATCACCACCCCCACCTGAAGCACCATCAGAACCATCTATTTCATCTATTGCCTTATCAATACCATCTTCTCCATCGGCACCTGAAGCACCATCAGAACCATCTATTGCCTTATCAATACCATCTTCTCCATCGGCACCTGAAGCACCTTCTATTCCACCAATACCCGAAGCACCTGAATCACTATTTTTTTTCTCAAGGTCAATCACCCGCATCAAAGTTTTCCTTTGCATTCCAAAGGACTTACTTAATGTCTTGTGTAATTTAGCAAGTTGTATAGACAGATTTTTTTCAAGACCATCAACTCTGCCAGCAAGCTTCATATGAGGTTCGTGCTTCTCCCTCATAGACTTTATGAAGCCTCCTCCTGCATATGAATTGGGTCTTCCTTTAGGCATTAGATCTTGCTTGTTGTTCTTGTTTTAATTTTTCCTCTTCAAGATGTTGTTGAAGAAGAGCAACATATATGTCTCGTTCCCAAGGAATAAGATTTTCAATCTCTGTTAATGAATATTTATGGTACTGCATAAGAGAAAAATTCAATCTAAAATAATTCTCTAGATCCATATGGATCATGCCTATGCGAAAAAAGACGCTAAGCCCTCCAGTACTACATCACTTTCAACTTTAGTCTTTGGATTCGTTACCTTAATAGTATGAGATAACTTTGGCATTGTTTCAAAGAATGTTTCAATCTCTTTGAACTGTGAAGAGTTCATCGACTCAAGAAACTCACTCATTTCTTTCTTGGTACAATCTTCTGATGCCCAAACTTCTTCTTCACTATAAATTTTATCAATACATGATGCAATCAAATCAAATGATTGATCCATTTGATTCTTCTCTTCCAAATCAAAGTTAGACTTAATAAACTCATCCAAGGATGGATACTTCATTTCCATCATAAGACTATCATCAAGTTTAATTTTATTTGTATGACCTTCATTCTTGTGACATTCAATATCATCTAAATTAATATTCACTTTTACTTCTGTCTCCTTATCATCGGGACAAATAATATTAACGTCAAGATTCTCTCCTACAGACTTACCTCTGATATTAAGGAAAAGATATTCAATATCAAAGGTAGGAAGTGCTTCGACTTTAACACCTCTGGTTTTGATACATGCTTTAATCACTGCTTTAATAGCAGTTGTAATTTGTTTTGTATCTTCGCTTTCTAATGCGATGACAAGAAGTTTCTCTTCTTTAACTAGGAATGGTCTGTACTGAACAGTCTTTCCTGTTGATGGCAACTCAAGTTCATAAGTTGGCGTAGCAATTTTTGGTAATGGCATAATATTTTAATAAAGATTTCAGTGTATTTTATTTAGTTAAGCAAATCCACTCTGAATTGAACGTAGTTGATCGTTCATACCTCTGGTAGCATCCTGATTACCAGAGTTCATGGCAGGTTGATTAGGTATACCACCGACAGAGAATCCATTACTAACATTATTATAATTTGCTTGTGCAGATGGATTTGTAAATTCTGCTACTCCAATACCTTCTGCTATGTAATATCTACTATATGCAAACGAAACATTACACTTTAATAAATCTGAAGAATCATATGTCACTGGCATAGAAGAGATTGCTAGTGGAAAACAATTCAGAAACTTATATGTAAGTGGTTTTACTTTGTTCTTTGATAGTGTATTCTTTTCAAATTTAGTAATCTCCAAAGGCCCCTTATACTTACTTGGAAACTTCATCCTATAAGAATAATTCTCATTCTCAATATCACTCGTTGTATTAGTAATATAATTCATCCATGCTTCAAAGAATCTAATAGGTAAATACTGTTCCGCATCACAATAGAAATTTAAATCAATACGATCATCAAACTGTCTTCTATATACATGTCTCTCTGTAACTCCATAAAAATCAGTTGTAATTTCACTCGTTGCTAATTGAGAACCTGGAAGTGATGCCTCACAGCATTGAAGATTTAACTGATCTTGTTGTGTATTTCCATAAGTACAACCAGTATTTTTTAAAAAAGTAGAGAACCCGTCATCATTAAAAGGTGCTCCAATATTAATATGGTAATGTGAAGTAAGTGCAGGATTTAATAAATTACCCTTAATCTGATCTATACTTCTTGGCTTTACTGATGCCATTTGATAAATACTTTTTGACCTTATATATTATGTATGCAAGTTAATGGCAGAAAGTATTAAGAGTCG